GTCCACACGAGGTGTCTCAGTCTCCTCCAACTTCCCTGATTGAACAGTGATAGGGGCCCATGGTCGATGGTCTTTGGCGACAGGGTACTGAAACTCCAAGTCATCGCCGCCCTGCACCTCAACAATCACTGCAATATTTTGGTCAACAGTGTTGGGTGCGAGCAATGGGTCAAGGACGTCAATCGAAAGCCACCCCACAGTGTCAGTCGTTGCAGTCCAGAGTTCTGGTGAGATGTATGGTAGAACCACCTCAAATTCAGACGTGTCACGAATGTCAATGATCTCACGGAATGCATATTCTTGCTTTCCTGCTTGAAGGGCATTGAATGTGGTCACCCTGTAGCTGGGCTGATACATGACAACGAGTCGTCCTGAGTAAAACTCATTCTTCGCCATCTTGAACTTGAAAATCATTGAACCACGCCACAACTTAAACATCGTCCCCAAAAACGCAACTGGGGTGTACGTTGTGCCTTTCCCATATGTACTGGTGTAAAGCACGTTGTGGCCGTAAGACAACAAGTTTGTGTCAGTGGCAGAAGTTGCCGGCCAATTGAACGTGGTCAAATAAGCTGGTCTCTTTTTGATGAAATCGATCCCCGTTTCTTGGGTCCCATCCCCTTGTCCTACAGTCTGAGCAATGTCTGTTGTGGACAACATGCCCAGCGTTGTTGATGCTGAACGTGTATCAACATTCGCAGGGTAAGGAACGTTGATCCTGTTGTAACGGGAAACGTTTTCGTTTTGTCTTTTCTTTTCAGAAGGCAATGCACTCCTCACTTCAATTCCAGAATTCGATGAACCCCCGATACCTGACTGTGTAACCGTCGGACTTGACAGAATAATGTTTTCGAAGTGACCCCAAAGAACAAAAGGGGCAGTGGTGTTACCACTTCCTCCCGCTAGTTTGGCATACGGGAAGATAAAGGCAGAGCCCAATCCCATGTCTGAACCGGTGGACTTGACAGTGTGGAAGGGGTAAATGGACGTAAACGGAATGCGCAACTCAACTGAGGTCTGTTTCGCAATGTCAATTTCAGCGTGGGGCAATTGCGAAATTTGCATCAAGTTGCACGAGTGCATGCGGTAAAAGGCCTGAGCACTAAGATCAGTGAAATTCGAGCCGCATGTTGGAAACCAAACAAGGAGGTATCTTCCACTTTGGAAACGTGTCGCGTTAACTTGCAACCTCAACACGATGTCTCCCCTCCACAGTAAGTTTCCTGAGAACTTTGACTGTTTCTGGACCGTGCCAATAAGGACCTTGTCCACCTCAATAGGCGCAGCAGGAATTCTCGTTGCGTCAGTGGTCGTGAGATTTCCTGTGGTGAGTCTGGTAGGCTTTCGAAAGAAATCGTGAAGCCGTTGGGATCCCGTGACAGTAACTGAGTCGATGATGGGAAGTCGTAGACGATCGACACCCGCTGTAACTGACGATGTGTCGGCATCATCCCTGACAATGGTCGTGGACGTTGACGGCTCGATCCCACTGGTCTGGGTGTAATTTCCGAGCTCATCAGATTTGTTTGTGATCGTATTGGACATTTGTGATTGATAAACCTTTCCGGGTACAAGTCTTAATATCAATACACAGTGCGCTGGTCTTGGGTCAAATCGGAATTCTTTAATGGACTTAGTTTCATGTTGGTCCTCGCATTCCTCTTCAGTAGAGCAGGCTGTCGGCCTATACACTCCAGGTTTTCCCCTTAACCTGAATGGGGATGCCTTTTCATAGATGGAAAATAGTCGAGTTGCAGGTAGTCTGAATAACTGTTTCCCACGACTCGCTGTCCACAATGAAGTGTTTTCCGTAGAATGCGCGCAACTTCGGCATCCACTCATCAAAAACCTCGCGACCATGCAATGAAAGTTCACGCACAGTCACGTTCAAATTTTGGATAGCTGTCGCCAAGTATGAAGTGTTTTGGGTCCACATACATTGCTCGATGACAACATCAAGGTCAAGGGGGGCTACCCACCTCGCGACATATTCATCGTACCTAAACTTACGCTTGATTAGCGAAATTTCGGCCAAGTGTCGCATCTTCATGTTAACTTCTCCCTTGACATCGGACGTCAAGATCATGCCCATCTTCGCAAGTGTGACAGCGATATTGGACTCAATAAACATTTCCTCCAATCCTTCACTCACTGCGAAAGTGTTGTCGTCACCAATGACAATCAGCACAACGAGCTTGAAAAATTCTGGAATCTTGGACACGTCACCACCGTGTTGTTGGACATAGTGGTAACAAAATGATGCAAGGTTCATGTCAGAGTTTCCGGGGGCAGTTAGGGCATTTCCACTTGGCCAGCCAAAACCCTTGAGGATGCCTTCCACTTTGGTTGCCCACTGCTCGATAACACCTCCACGAATGTGCTGAGACTGAAAGAGCATTCTCAACACTGTGTGCCTTGCTTTGCATTCATCTTCAGGGGCACCTTCGTAAAACTTGTCAGTACTCCCTTTCAATGCCAGCCCTATGATTTCGTTGAGATGTCCATCCCAACCTTGGTAATCACCCGCCCCACAGCGTGGTTGATCGCCACATTTGGCCTGCATTTGCCTGGCTAATGAGTCCCATCCCAACCCATACGGGTTAAGCCCAATGGCAGTTCCGCTTTTGACGGGACTAGCTTGAATAGACTCCATGTATGAGCCAAAGAGCATTCGCATGACAATGGTCAGTTCAAGAGGTGAAGCAGAGACCAATCTCGACTTCCCAGCTTGAACCTTTTCAATCTTCCTTCTTTCATCTTTCAAATTATCAGTGAAGAGCAAATCAATGTCACCTCCAGCCAGAAGGATTGACATGATGATGTTCACTCTTTTGAGTAGAAGAGGAAACATTGGTCCTGGAATAACTTTCCCTCTTTCATCAATAAAATAAAATTGGTCCTTTCCAATCTTTTGCGCACTCCAAGGATAACCAGCTGATGTGCTCGAGTCAATTGACTTCAATGCACTATCAACTTCACCTTGAATTGCAGCGCGAAGGGATAACATGTTGAATCCCAACTTTGAGTGGGACCGATGCAATGCACCCAAATGCTGGCCGATTAAATACATCAAATCTCCATCGATATCAGCATCTGTTTGCACATAAGTTTGCCTTGCATTTCCATAATACTTGGGAGCACAATTGGACAAAGCTGTCGTCCTTTCCTTGGGCTCGACAGTAGTACCTGCAAATGGCACTTTCTTAGTCTTTGAGTGCACTCCAGATTTCAGAGGAGCATTGTAGGTGTGGACAATGCCAGTGTGGACCGATGAGTCATATGGAAGACCATCTTGTGCCTTGATCTCTGATTTCTCATATTCCTCAATCTCTGGCAGGTCTTCAACTTCATCAAAGTTCACACCATCAATCGCAAACCTAACATCCTCACGAGGTATCCTAAACGCGAATCCATTTGCCTTGTTATCACCAGCAACATGCATTCCGAGGATTTGACCTCCAGTTGTCCCATCATTGGACAAGAGGATTGAACCACAATCTCCATCCTTGGTCTTAATGTCATAGCCAAAGAAGAGATCAACCCAAACCTTTTCTCCTGTCCTAGTGTCAAATTCAATGCTTGAACCACCAACTGTCGTAGTTGAGTTTTCAAAAGCATCACAATTGACCAACATGGATTTAGGTCCAGAGTGGTGGTAAGTGTTCATCTTCTTTTCAATCATGAAATGCTTCATGATATCAATGTGTTCACGAATCAATTTCGTGTTCGTAACTTCAACCGTAGCAAGATCTGACTTCCCATACGTCGCCATTACGACGTCGTTGGGTCCGAAATTAACAATCAGCTCACCTTGTTCAAGTTTGAACACATTTTGTGTGACACTACTTTGTGCCAACAACTCTTTTCTCGCTATCATGGCGCGAACAACATGCGCATTAGCAATAGCCTTTCGACCTTTAACAAAGGTCGCATACCCCACCTTTTGGTAGGAAACTCCATCAGTACCCAAGACATGAATGCTATAGGAATTCGCTTGTACGATATCCTTGATCGCAATAGTTTTTTGGTCACCAATTTGTGCAACAACGCGCTTCATGCGTATATTGCGTGCAGAAACATGGCCTCTAGAGACAGTCCTTGTGTATGCCCTAGTTCCGGCACCACTTTGAATTGTGACTTCAGAGCTGCTCGAGAATCCATAAAACACTCCAATCCCTGTAGCAATCACAGAGATGAGAGTTGCAATCAATGCCGCATGCTCGGTGAAAAATTTCCACACCGCCTTAGCAGCATCATACAATTTGTTCTTAAGGTACTCAACACCTTGTTTCAGGGTCTCCCAAACTCGTGTCGGGAACTCTTTAACAGTCGCAACCATGGTCAGCTTCTTTCTGTCAAATCCTTTGACAAAATCAGTGATTTGTTTCCCTGACATGCGACCAATCTCTGCACAATTTTGTACCAAGTAATTGAACACAAACAATGGATCAATGGCCAACTCAAGAACAGAATCGAGGAGCCACGTTGCAAAGGCAAATGAATCATGTCCGAGGCTTATTCCACCCCAGGTGGGATGTTCAAGCGTCATTTGAATACGCCAGGACCAAAAGGGCAAACGTATCTTGTTGTCCTTGTAGCCCCATCGTTTGAACAAACTTATCACTCGATGGCTTGGATACCACGAGTGAAGGCCAAACTTCTCAGCAACCTTGATTCGAACTTCG